TATCCAATGATCATGGGAACTATTCCTTATTTTGCGGAGATAAACCAAAACAACCATTCAGTGCCTTCTCTTGCTAGAGAAATCCAGACGGTTGTCAACACTAAAATTGGTAACGAACCAGATTCGTCTTACGCAGCTAAGTATCCATATAACAGAGCAATCGTTACACGTTCTGGTCACATCATTGAAATCGATGACACACCAGACAATGAAAGACTTCATGTTCGTCACAGTAAGGGTTCCTACGTCGAAATAAATAAAGATGGACGTATGATTATTAAAAGCGTTGATGATAGCTTTGAGATTGTTGGCAAGGATAAGAACATTCACATTGAAGGCAATGCTAATATCAAAGTGAAAGGTAATCTGAATTCTGTTGTTGATGGCAAGACTACCATCACAGGTAAAAAAGATATTGTATTAGCTTCGGAAGGTAAGATTAGTATCAATGGTGTTCTTGGTGTTGATATTAGTGCTGGAACAAGTATTAATATTAAATCACCCGGTGGTCTTATTCAGACTGAAGGAAGCTTTACGACTATTGGTACTATGTCTATGGCTACAGGACCATCAGACACGTTCTCGACACCATCAGGCAAAACAGTACACGTCAATAAGGGCGTTGTAACAAAAATTGGTTAAGGATTGAATATGGCGCAGCCACCATCACAAACAGGAGGGGGACCAACATCCATTCTTGACACATTAGCTGTCGGGGATAACCCTTTGATTGACATTGATCAGGCAGCGATACAAGCAGAGATTGATGCACTTGTTTTGCCCCCACCTTCTCTTGAAGTAGAGGAAGACCCTGATCCATGCGCTGCTAAGCGTGATAACAAGATTGAAATCAATCAAGAAGATGAACTTGTTATTGCCACAAAAAGAATTAAAGAACTTACTCAGCAAATTAGATCAGTGACTGATTGTGATGCACTTAAGCTTATTGTCAAGCAACATCTTGATGACCTTAAAAAAGAAGCAGAAAAAGCTGTCAAAGAGCAACTTGAACTATTAAAACAATATCTGCCTATCACATCACTTCCTAGCCCTACTCCATGGGGGATTGTCAAGTGGTTGGGTAAGCTAGTTACTGGTACGATCATTCCACAGCTAAAAGCATTCATTAAGTATACGACAGAAATTCTAGCATTGATCTTGGCGCTGAATGATATAATTCAAGCCATACAAGATGTGATACCAAGGCTTAAAGCATGTGCGGTACAGATTTATAGGGAAACCAAAGCAGACCTTAAGAATGAAATCAATCAAGAAGTAAGAAACCTTGAAAGAAAGATTTCAGGCGCTATTGCCAAGTTTATTTGTAAAGCAATCCCTGGTGGAATTGAGGCGGCTGGTGATGCTATTACTGCATATCGTCTAGTAGAAGATACACTTGATGCAGCAAAGCAACTAAGAACAACTCTTCTAGGTGATGCCAATAACAGTCTTACACAGATTGATCAGGCACAGACACAGATGCAAGGCATTACAGGCATTCCACCTGCTGTTGCTACTGATAGTCTACAGAACTTCCAAGCAAGTATTGATAGTGGTGCGTTTGACACTTATGTAGCACAGAACCAAGCGTTTGTTGAAGCACTTCCTCCTGTAAATGATGAATTACCTGTTGCGGCTGGTGTTGCTGCTGTAGGTAATACTGTAACATGCAACACAGGTGTGTGGACAAGCAATTCAGCAATGACATACGAAGCACAATGGTTCCGTGAAGGCAATCCAATCTACAATGCAAACACATTCACCTATTCGCCAACAATCGATGATATCGAATATAATCTTTATTGTTTGGTAACTGGTGAGAATAATGCAGGATCGATTGAAGTCAAGTCAAATGAAGTTGGTGCCGTTGTCTATGATGTTCCTGCTGGTAATGAGCCTGTTATTTCTGGTTCGCTATCTGTTGGTAGTAGACTAGATTGCTCTACTGGTACATGGGTTGGCTTTACTCCTACCAAGTATGACTATCAGTGGTTCAGAGGAACTAGCATGGTGTCAAGCGCCAATAGCTCGTATCTAATTGTATCAGGTGATGTTGGCAGTCAAATTAAATGTAAGGTTATTGCTTCGTCTACACGCTATACACTAGCGGTTGATTCTGATCCAGTAACAATTCCGTAAAGAGAGAATAGATGGCTAAGAGTACAGACAGATTTAAACAAATGGATAGAGACAGTCAGTCATATAGTGACTTTCTGACTGATCTAAATCCGCATCCAGTATCAGGCGATATCGTCAAGTATACTAATGAGAACTCAGTAATTCGATCTATTCGTAATCTTCTATTAACTGATCGTTTCGAAAGACTATATCAACCAGATATCGGTACTGACATTAGAAAGATGCTCTTTGAGCCTATGGATTCGGCTACAGCGCAGAACATTTCTGTATTCACTCAACAGACCATCACACAATATGAACCACGTGCAAAGGTGATTTCAGTTGACGTGGTACCTGATCCAGAAAATAACCGTTATATTGTAAGCCTTGTATTGATAGTTATAAATAAACAAGACCCAATTTCATTTAATATTACACTCGACAGGATCAGGTAATGTCAGCTAATTCTTCCATTGTTCTATCTAGTCTTGACTTCGATACTATTAAGAATACTTTTAAATCGTATCTCAAGACACAGGACAGATTTAAAGATTATGATTTCGAGGGTAGCAACATGTCTGTGCTACTTGACGTTCTATCATATAACACATTCCACAACGCTTTCTACCTAAACATGGTAGGCAGCGAAATGTTCCTTGACTCTGCACAGCTTCGTGATAGTGTGGTATCTCATGCCAAGGAACTAAACTACACTCCACGATCATTCAAGTCTGCACAGGCTAATGTAAATCTAACTGTTGTCAGCGATGTGCTTAATAAGCGTTCAATTGTAATTCCAAAGGGATATACATTTACTTCAAGGTTTGGACCAAAGAACTTCACGTTCTCAGTTGCCGATAACTTCATCATCTCTGACTATACACAGAATGCTGCTCGTACACAACTGACATTTACTGGTAGTAATATTCCTATCTATGAAGGCTACTACGTAGCAGATAACTACACCTATTCGTCAAACAACCCACAGCGTTTCATTATCTCTAATAAGAATGTTGATACATCATCTATCACAGTTACTGTAATGGAAGATGTTGGCGCTACTACATTAGTATATAATAGAGCACAATCACTATTCGATCTTAACTCTACTTCACCAGTATTCTTTGTACAGGGTGCAGAGAACGATAGCTATGAAATCGTATTTGGCGATGGTGTCAATGGTAGAATGCCAAAGAACAATTCAGTAATTACTATTGAATACCGTGTATCTAATGGTGAACTACCAAACGGTTGTAATTCATTCACACCAGACACAACACTTGATAGTGAATCGGATATTACTGTAACTACCAATCAGAATGCATCTGGTGGTGCGATCAGTGAAACACTCGAATCAATCAAGTATAATGCTCCACGTCACTTTAACACACAAGAACGTGCGATCACCACAGAAGACTATGAAACACTATTGAGAATTAACTTCCCTGAAGTCAATGCTGTTACTGCATATGGCGGCGAGAACCTTGATCCTCCACAGTTTGGTAAGGTGTTTGTTGCTGTTGATCTTAATGAAGTCGATAGCCTTCCACAGGTAAAGATTGATCAATACTATAACTTCTTGAAGCCACGTTCACCTGTATCAATCGATCCAGTGTTTGTTGATCCAGAGTACACATATATTCAGGTTAAATCAACCGTTAATTATAACGTAAACGTGACACGCTTGTCAACAGAAGATATCAAGACAATCACAAAGTCTGCTATCATTGATTACGCCTTGACAAACCTTAATAACTTTAATCGTATTTTCCGTTATTCTAAATTAATTCAGGCGATTGATGGTTCACAGGCATCGATCATCTCAAATGAAACGGATATCAGCGTCATTAAGGTTATTGTGCCTGAAACTGGTTTGCTATTGACATTCGACGTTAATTTCCGTGTTCCATTAAAAATCATTTATGGTGCTGATGGCAAGGGGTACTCAATCTCTTCAACCGTATTTAACTATAAGGGTAATAAGGCTGTATTGAAGGACGATGGCATTAGTGCTATTCAGGTCATCTCAGCATCAACTGGTCAGCTTATTGAAACTGTTGGTCAGATCGATTATACTACTGGTCTGTTGCAGTTTTCTAATTTCAAAATTGACACATATGTTGGTGCTGGTATCAAGATTTATGCTGCACCAAAGAACAAAGACCTTTCAACCGTTAATAACGTTATCCTAAATATCATTGAAGAAGACGTAGAAATTACCGCAGTCGCTGTCAGGGCATAATAAATGCAAGATATTGAACAAAAAATATCCCCATTAGTTGAGAATATGTTTCCTTCCTTTTATAGGGAGGAAGGACCAAACTTTGTCATGTTTGTTAAAGCCTATTATGAGTGGCTAGAAACAAACCATCAGGTTATTCAATTGGAGGATAATACCAATTTTAATGTTGGTGATATCGTGACACAGGATAATGTCACTGGTACAGTCGTATCATTTGTTGGCACAGATATCCTTGTCAAGGTTGATGGTCTAGAAACATTCAAATGCTTTAATATCTGTTCAGAGCTTATTCCTGTAACAAGCTCAAGCGGCGGTAGCACATACATTCTAAGAGGTGGTGCAAGCAAGAGATTGGGTAGCGTCTTCCTATCACGTAATCTACCAAACATTCGTGATATCGATACTACACTTGATCTATTCATCACACAGTTCAAAGAAAAGTATTTAA